ATGAAAGATTATGCGCAATTGTACGATGATGAACTGGATTATGAGAGAGATATCGAGACAGGATTAGAACAGCTTTGCGAGCTGAGGTTAAAAATGTACCGTGAGAAAGACACCGACATTTTGAAAGAGATTACCCCTGTGCTCAACGCGATTATCCACGATGCAGAACGGTACAGGGATTGGATTCAGGCACAGAATTAAGATTGAGGTGATGCAGTGAGAAGGATGAGATTGATTAAGATAGTTGTGCCAGAAATTGTAGCTTATTTCGTACAGGGGACGGAAGCGCCAGAACCAGAATATAATTGCACCTGTGGAATGGGTGTGGCTAAAGAATATAAATGCTGTCCATACTGTGGCGCAGAGCTGGCGTGGGGGCAGGTAAAGAAGCCATCAAAAGAATTCAGCAAAATGCTGGAACGATTGTAAATTAGTATTTTCAAGATACCCGGAAAGGATGATGAGATTGCGGAAATTATTATTAAAACTGGCACATAGGATTCTAAAAAAATATGGGGTGATTCCTCTGGATTTTAAAGACAAGGTCTTTTTTATGGGAACGATTTACGAAATTCAGAGTTATGTTATTTCAAAAGAATTTTTTAAAACTGATGTTACTATAGAGATGTGTGATTGCTTGAAATTGCCTGATTTTGGGGAATCATGATTGAAAATTCCGGAGGAGTGGAGGAAAGTGATACATGTTTAATTGGATTCGACATTGTCTTTGTATACATGATTTTGAAATAGTAAAACAAAATGAGTATCCAGACAAGACAGTAACGACGTATTTGTGCAAGAAATGTGGCTGGATTCGGAAGGTGACGACAAGATAAGTTAGATTAATATTCCGGGACTGCCGGAAGAAAGGAAAAAAATCATGGGATTAATTGATGTGTTTGAGAAAGAGGATCGAACGGAAATAAAGTTGAGCCAACTCTGTGAAATGTTAAGCGCAGGTGCCAAAACTGAATTGCTTATGAACGCTGTAAACTGTGATGTGCCTCACCAGTATATCAGAGAAATGGTAACAGGAGAAAAAGAAGTGTCTGATTGCGTCTTATTTTCAACAGAAAAACGATAATCGGTAGTATTAATATTTTGTAAAGGAGTGATTGAAATAGAAAGAGTATTAGATGCTTGTTGTGGTAGCCGGATGTTTTATTTTGACAGGCAGAATCCAGAGGTAATCTATGCTGACAACAGAGAGTTAGAAACAACCTTGTGTGACGGACGTACTCTGCTGATTAAACCTGATGTAAAGATGGACTTCCGGGATATGCCATATCCTGATAACAGTTTCAAAGTTGTTGTATTTGCCCCGCCACATTTGATTCATGCGGGGACGGGGAGCTGGTTGGCCAATAAATACGGAATCCTACCGGCTGACTGGCCGGAGTATTTGAAGCAGGGATTTAGCGAGTGCATGAGAGTAATGGAGCCTGATGGGCTATTGATTTTTAAATGGAATGAGGATCAAATAAAATTATCTGAAGTATTGAGAGTTTTTGATAAAAAACCATTACTGGGAGACCAGAGAGGAAAAACAAGATGGCTGGTCTTTATCAAATAAACTGATATTTGACCGATTAAGAAAGGAGCTGGAACCTTTCCGGAAAACAGGCGCGCCGGGTTCCTTTTTTGAAAATGAAAGCAATTATGAAATACCCAGGCAGTAAATGGAGTATAGCGGATTGGATTATCAGTTATTTTCCGCAGCACCACAGCTACATTGAACCGTTTTTCGGTAGCGGCGCAGTGCTATTCAATAAGCCGCGGTCCAATATCGAGACTGTAAACGACCTCGACGGAAACGTTGTAAACTTGTTTGAGTGGATCAGGAAAGACCCGGAGCGCCTAGCACGGGAAATATATTACACGCCTTACGCAAGGCAGGTATACGATTCAGCGTTTGAATCGGTACCAGAGGACAGTTTTGGACGGGCAGTGAATTTCTACATACGGCTTAATATGGGACACGGGTTCCGGACCAATGGCGAAAAGGTGGGCTGGAAGAACGACGTACAAGGCAGAGAGCGGGCCTATGCTGCGAAAGATTGGTGTAATCTGCCTGAGAAAATAATGGCGGCCGCTGAAAGGCTGCGAGGCGTGCAAATTGAAAACATGCCGGCCGTGGAATTAATCAAACGCTTCAACCATTCCAATGTATTGATCTATGCGGACCCGCCATATGTTTTATCGGCCAGGCACGGGAAACAGTACCGGTATGAGATGGACAACGGGGCGCAAACTGAATTACTGGAAGTTCTTCACGCCCATAAGGGGCCGGTACTAATTAGTGGATATGATAGCGAGTTGTATAATGACAGCTTACACGATTGGTACCGTGTAGAAACTGACTGCTATTCCCAAATCGCATCAAAGAAGCGTGAAGTGTTGTGGATGAATTTTGCCCCTGCAGGGCAGATGAGCATAAAAGACTTTCTGGAGGTGAGACCATGAGCGGTTTGATTATAGATTGCTTTGCCGGTGGCGGCGGGGCAAGTGTGGGTATAGAAATGGCACTGGGGCGGCCGGTTGATATAGCTATCAATCATGATCCGCAGGCGATTCGGATGCACAAAGTCAATCATCCGGATACGCTGCATCTGACCGAGGATATATTTAAGGTCGATCTTAAAAAGTATGTTGCTGGCCGCCATGTAGCACTTATGTGGGCCTCTCCAGATTGTACCAGTCATAGCAAGGCAAAAGGAGGTCAGCCGCGTAACAAGGGGCTTAGAATTCTGCCATGGGCGGTGTACAAGCACGCTAAAGCAATTCTTCCCGATGTTATCTTGATGGAAAACGTCGAGGAAATACAGCAGTGGGGACCGCTGGACGAGGCAGGACACCCAATAAAAGAAAGAGCCGGAGAGGACTACAAACGATTCATAGCGGCCATGAAACGATTGGGATATGATTTTGACAGCCGGGAACTGGTAGCGGCAGATTACGGAGCGCCGACAACGCGGAAGCGATGGTATGCAATCTTCCGCAGAGACGGGAATGTGATTACATGGCCGGAGCCAACACACAGTAAGAGCGGAGCAGATGGCCGGCTGAAGTGGCTGGAATGTGGGGATTATATTGATTGGTCAGATTTGGGGCGTTCCATATTTGACCGTCCACGGCCGCTGGCAGATGCCACCATGAAACGGATAGCAAACGGATACGTTAAGTATGTTGTTAACAATCCGCAACCGTACATAGTTAACAATCAGAGCGCCGTTTCCTTTATGATCCAGTATCACGGAGAAACACGGGAAGGTGATTCGCGCGGCCAACTGCTGACGGAGCCGATAAAGACAATTGATACCAGCAACCGGTATGGTCTGGTTACGGCATTTGTCACTAAATTTTATAAATCCGGGACAGGCCAGATGTGCGAGGAGCCATTACATACCATCACCACATCACCGGGGCATTTCGGGCTTATATCTGCATTCTTGATTAAGTATTACGGTACTGGTTGCGGTCAGGAAGCTGGGCGGCCGTTGGGAACGATAACAACAAAGGATAGATTCGGGTTAGTAAATGTGATAACGGACATAGATGGAGAACAGTATATCTTGAAAGATATCTTCCTCCGTATGCTGAAACCAGAGGAACTTAAGAGAATGCAGGGATTTCCGGAGGATTACATACTTAACCATGACATAGAGGGCAAGCCGTACCCCGTCGGGGAACAGGTGGCGCGGATCGGGAATAGCGTGGTGCCGATAATGGCGCAGGCACTGGTATCTGCAAACTGTCCGTATCTCAAAGTCGGCGAAAGAATGCCGAATATGAGGATCGACGACAGCCACGAACAACTACGGTTTGCTTAACAAAACGATCATTTAAAGGAGAAAAGATATGAAAGATGAATTATTAAAGATTGCACAGGAAGTTTTAACCGAAGAAGAAGTACAGGAAATAGTAAAGGAAAAATTCAAAGATGCTTTTAAAAACGCAGTAGGGGAGGCTTTCCGCTGGGGAGACGCCGAAAGGGCGATTAAAAACAAAATTACGGAGGTTATGGTTCCGTACATCGAAAAATATGATTTTACAGAATTCCTCCCTAAGCTGGATACCGTGCTCACTGAAATTGTGAATTCCGATGGCTGCATGGCCGAAAAGAAGATTTTAGAGAATTTTAAAGAACTTATGCTGGAACCGGAACAGAAGGAAATCAAAGTAACTGATTTGTTTAAGGCGTGGATAAAGCAGTGTAATAAAGATATTGATGTTGATAATTTGGAAATCTGTTATGACGATGGGGTATATTATGCGCCGGTAGATTGCGAAATGCGATTCGAGGAGGAAGAGAAACCGTCGTGGAGCTGTTTGCAGAGAGCGATTATTACGTTCGAAAACAATCACGATAATAACCTTAATATGCAGATTCAGATTTCAAAGTATGTTAGCGATTATGGAAAAGAACACCCATATTCTATAAGCATTTCGAGCGACATTAAAATTTCATCGTTGCGAAGACTGTCAGATTTCGAGGTCCTCCTTCTCAGGCTGGAACGGGCAGGAACCGCAATTGTGATTGATGAGGAATGGGATAGCAGTTATATTGAACCAGAAAAAGAGCCGGAAGCGACATTTGTATAAAAGAAAGAGAGGCATGAAATGTATATATACATAAAGGCATTACCGGGAAAAGAAGTCTTTGCAATCTGGGGAGACGAGTACTACAAAACAAAAGTACAGTCTGTGGAAGTTTTGGACGATGGATCGGTTTGCTATTTGCTTTATGAACCGGACTCAGAATCATGCGCGACTGGATATTCAGACGACGAATTTTATTTGACAGAGGCAGAAGCAAAAAGCGCCATCATTTAGAGGAGGAAGACATGGACGAGTTAGATATATTAAGAAGTGAGAATGAGGCATTACGGATGCGCCTCGCCGAGATACGAGATCGTATAAACGGCATGGAGCTGCCTCACGAATATCACATACTGTATACACGCGGCTGGCATGACGCGGTAGAAGAGGTCAGGAGGTATGTTGAGTGAAACGACAAGAGATCCCGCCAGGGTACATAAGTCAGAAAGAGATACAGGCCGCACAGCGGTATTACAAGATCGGCCGCATGGTAATGGTACATACCTACAAGGCCCAGGGGATCGATTCCATGGGGCATACCGGGGAGGCGCACCGCGGGAAGATCATGGCGAAGTATAAATACTTTGCATTGGTTAGGCTGCCAAGTGGTGTACTGGATAGCGCGCTATGGCCAGATTTAGTATTGCAGATGCGGAAACGAAAAAGATATAGACAGGGAGGCGAGGCCGGTGGAGCAAAACAGTCCGGCTAAAGAACTGGAGAATTTCTTGAATTTCATAGACCAATGTGTCCAGGAATACAAGGCAGCTTATGAAAATGTGAACGAAGAGGACCGGCGTCTGCAAGATCTGGTTCATGCAATGGAATTTGCAGTGGATAAGTCTGAGCGGAACCGGGTAGCAACGAAGTTTCAGCAGAGTCGGAAATACCGCAGGCAGAATAAAGATATTGTCAAGCGAAATGAGCGGATCGTCAAGTTCTTTGAGGAACAGAAGAACCGGGATACGCTGAATCGGATGCGGCAGCTTCTGGGCCAGCAGAGGAAGGAAGAGGAGTACCTGGATGGGGAGCGTGTGTACAAGCCGCGGGTAGGGAAGGGGTGAGGCCGTTGAATAAGGAGGTGCTGGAACAATATATAGATGCATGTGAATTAATCAAAGAGACAGAGGCAGATATTAGAAGAGTAAAAAAGCAACGCAAGACCATAGTGCAGGATAGAGTACGTGGGTCTATGAGTGAGTTCCCTTATGCAGCACAGAGTTTCAACATACATGGTATGGTATATGCCGCGGCAAGGGAGCCGGGAGAACTGGCAGCGTATGAGCAATTATTGGAGGAGCGGAAGGCCAAAGCGGAGGAAATCAAGGTACAGGTGGAGGCTTGGCTTAATACGATTCCCCAGAGAATGCAGAGGATTACAAGGTTCAAGTATTTTGAAGGGCTTTCATGGGGAGAAATAGCTATTAGGCTGGGAAGAAATTCGACGGCAGATGGAATAAAAATGGAGTATAGAAGATTTTTAGAAAATAATTAAAATTTGTTCTATTTGTTCTATATGTTCTGCTTAGAAATGTTATAGTATAGACTGGAAGATCTGAAAACAGATTTCCTCCACCAAATATTGACGGCCGCCGGCTTTCATCGGTCAGTGGCTGATTTTCTACCCTGGAAGTGGCTTGAAGTCCTGCAAAGCTATATAGCCGCTAAAAAAACTTAACCCTATAGTAGATAAGACGTGACCGTGATTGCAGTAGTCGGTCAGCTATTGGGTGCACTCTGGAAGTAATGGGTTGACCGCTGGACGGTTGCGGGTAGTTTACAAGGAGTGCTTATGTGGAGCATACCATCAATGGCAGATGGACAGGGTCGCGCCCTGGGTTCCGGTTCGATTCCGTGATGTTCCACTTATAACACATATCGGGCCTGTAGAGGCACTATAAACAATGTAAGGCACTCAGCGATGGGTGCTTTTCTTTTACAAAAAATAGCCAGATAGGAAGGTGAGGTGATGGCGCATGGTTATGAAAACTTAATACCATTCAGTAAACGAAGCAAGGACGAAGCAAGAGAATATGGATCAAAAGGCGGTAAGGCTTCAGGAGAGTCCAGACGGCGGAAAGCCGCTATGAGAGATACCATGAACAGGCTTTTGACTATGCAGGCAGAAGTCGAAGGCTTGTCTGATATATTGCGCGCTGATGGGGGAGAAAGCACGTATGAAGAACTCATCACCATGGCTATGATTGAAAAGGCCCTTCGTGGTGATGTGAATGCATTTAATGCAATTAAAGCTACGGTCGGTCAGACGGATAAGTCAGCTGTTGATCTGGAAGAGCAAAATCTGCGCATGGCGGCCCAAAAAGCTAAAATGGGAGTGGACGAAGAAGACGATCAGGAAGATGATGGATTTATGGAGGCGCTGAAAGGATCTGCTGAGGAAGACTGGAAAGATGGAGGCACATATGAGCCGGAAGAAGAGACCGATATTTAAGTTCAGGCCATTTTCGAAAAAACAGCGAATGGTCTTGAATTGGTGGACAGAGACATCTCCAGTACGCCAGATGGACGGCATCATTGCAGACGGAGCCATTCGGTCGGGTAAGACGGTCGCTATGTCACTGGCCTATGTATTCTGGGCGATGTCAACGTTTGATGGACAGAACTTTATTATGGCTGGGAAGACGATCAGCTCCTTCCAGCGTAATGTACTTACCAACTTAAAGACAATGCTCCGGAGCCGTGGATATCACTGTATCCATCATATATCCGGTGAGACCCCTAATATGTTGGAGGTTTCACGTAAAGGTATTACAAATTACTTCTACATTTTTGGAGGTAAAGACGAAGGATCCCAGGAGCTGGTGCAGGGTATTACTGCAGCCGGTGCATTCTTCGATGAGGTTGCATTAATGCCTGAGAGTTTTGTTAACCAGGCTACGGGCCGTTGCTCGGTAACGGGGAGTAAGTTCTGGTTTAACTGCAATCCGGCGGGGCCTATGCATTGGTTTAAGATTGGGTGGATCGACAGGGCAGTTGGATACATTGGGGAGCAGAAGGCGCGAGAACTGCAAAAGAAGGATCAGGAGGTCAAGAACCTTCTGTATCTGCATTTTGAGATGGACGATAATCTGTCTCTTGATGAAGAGATCAAAGCAAGATACCGGAGCATGTATGCCGGTGTCTTTTTTTTACGATATATTAAGGGCTTATGGGCAGTGGCAGAAGGCCTGATATACACCATGTTCACTAAGGCCAATATTTACAGTGATGAGTTTCGACCAAAGGGACTGGAGTATTTAAGCGTCCGCACCATCACACTGGATTACGGAACAACAAATCCATGTGTATACCTTGATGTTTACGATGATGGAGATATTATCTGGGTTGACCGGGAATATCGATGGGACAGCCGGATCGAGAAGATACAGAAGACAGATAAGCAGTATGGTGATGATCTGGCAGACTTTATGGGCGACAACCCTGATTTTCAGTGTGATGTTGTGGCGGATCCGTCGGCAGCCAGTTTTATTACAGAGTTACGGGGCCGTGGATACATTGTCAAGCCGGCCGATAACGAGGTGCTGGACGGGATCCGTGTGGTAGCGTCGCTGTTTCAATCGGGAAAGATCCGGATCCACGAGCAGTGTACCGGACTTATTACGGAACTGCGGTCATATGTCTGGGACGACAAGGCGGCAGAGCGCGGAGAAGAAAAGCCAGTGAAGCAGTTGGATCACGGGCCGGACGCTCTCAGATACTACTGCATGACAAAACTACCGGAATGGAGGAGAGGATTATAATGATTGAGATTCTTTCATGGATATTAGTAATTGCTAATATGCTATTCAAGATATGCGTTATCATCGAAATTAGCTTTTGCCTGCATAAGATATCAAGAGGATTAAGAAGTGATCAGAACGTTGTAGTGATTTACAGCCTGCTTGGAATTCTTATGGGTGTTATATACCTTGCATTCAAATAAAGGAGAAGGATATGTCAAAACGAAAAAATACCCGCCGCGTGAGGGCAGATACAAAGCAGGCGCCTATTACTACGATGGACGCTTTTTCAAACCCTATAGCAAGACTGGGATTCGGGACACAGGATCTGTTACAGGCCACGCAGTATCCGCTTACCCGTATGACACAAAACTACCAGCTGCTCACAAGCCTGTATCGTGAGAATTGGATCGTGCAGAATATTATCGAGACAATACCGGGAGATATGGTGCGGAAATGGTACACACTTAAGTGTAATGTGGCTCCTGAATATGTGGATGCACTGCAGCGTCTGGAGCGCAAGGTACATCTGCGCAAGTCTCTATTAGAAGGCATGTACTGGGGGCGATTATATGGCGGAGCTGCCGGCATCATTATGATACGCGGGCAGGAAGACTTGTCACAGCCGCTTGATCATGGCCTGATACTTCCCGGCTGTTTTCTGGGGCTTATGATCTTAGACCGGTGGAGCGGTATCTATCCAGAACTGGGGCAGATCACGGACCCGGCGGATCCGGATTTTGGATTACCGGAGTATTACACAGTCAGGGACGAGGAGAGCGGCACGCTGATCTCAAGAGTACACCACAGCCGGATCCTGCGGTTCCCTGGAAGGGAGCTGCCGTACAATGAGAAGGTCGCTGAAAATTACTGGGGAGAATCGGAACTGGAAGCTATATACAGCGAATTGGTCAAGCGTGACAATGTATCAGCCAATATTGCATCGCTCACCTTCAGGGCAAATGTCAATTACATGGAAACAGACAGTTTGGATCAGATGCTTGCTACCAGCAATGCAGAGGCTCAGCGCCGGTTCTGGCAGACACTTCAAGCGCAGAGTGTGATCGAGAGTAACTTCGGCACACGGCTTGTTAATAAGGGCGATGTGATGCATAACACACAGTACACATTCACCGGCCTTCCGGATGTATACGACCGGGTAATGATGGACGTGGCAGGAGCTGCAAAGACTCCGGTCACAAAGTTGTTCGGGCGGTCTCCTGCTGGAATGAATGCGACGGGGGAAAGTGACATGAACAACTACTACGATTACATAGACGGACTGAGGGAGAATCAACTGCGGCCAATTATGGAACGTCTTCTTCCCATTATGGTGCTGTCGGCCTGGGGCGTGGTTCCTGATGATCTGGACATAGGCTTCCCGCCGTTACAGACACCGAACTCCAGCGAACTGGCAGATATTGTAGATAAGAAGACACAGTCGATACTCGCGGCGTACCAGAGCGATCTGGTTGATGCATCTGTGGCTAAGAAAGAACTTAAGGGACTGTCAGATGAAACCGGTATGTTTAATTCCATTACGGATGAGGATATTGAAGCAGGTAAGGGGAAGACCTATTCTGACTACAAGGCAATGCGGGATCCAATGGCAGGGCTGTTAAGTCTTCCGGGAGCCGGCTTCGCAGAGGAGGATGAGTGATGCCAAATCTTATCAGACCTCCGGACGATAAAGACAGGGCAGCCTTTCTCCGCATGCTGTTTCTGCGGACAGAGCAGAGACTCCTGGCGGAAATAAGACGGAAACGTGCCCAGGGATATGTTGAGTATGCCGAGGTGGCAGCGCTTAAGCGCACTCAGAAGATACTGCAGGACATGGTGGACGAAAGCTGGGACTATGTACCGGCTATGATTGAGAAGGTTTTCTATCATTCCGATGCGGCTGCCAGGGGATACGCCAATGCCGCAGGACTGACGATCACGCAGACCAGTGTAGTGGAGCAGCTTGCCAATAATCTGTTAGGCGATATTATAGAGGCTGCCGAAACCGCACAGAAGAGCATCGAGGAAGGTTTTCAGGTTGGCCGGAGAGAAGCAGGGAGCCTAAGAGAAGCGGCCATGAAAAGCGTAGCTGAGGAAAAGGCTGCCGGTTATGGACCGGGGAAAGCTGCGAAGACCATGGCGGGTCAGCTTCAGCAGGAGGGCATCACAGCCTTTGTTGATAAGGCAGGACGTAAGTGGTCCCTGCAGGATTACTGTAACATGGCGACCAGGACAACAGTCAGACAGGCAGAGGTGGCGGCAATTCTGACAGCGGATCCGGATCATGATCTGTATAAGATTGTAAAGATCGGAACTACCTGTCCGATCTGCGCTCCATTAGAAGGCCGGGTGTACAGCCGATCAGGAACTGATCCGGATTACCCACCTTTGACAAAGGCATTTGGGAAGATTGATCCGGCCGGAACTGATGATCTGACGAACACCTACTTAAATATTCATCCGAACTGTCTTCATGCCTTGGTTAAGTACACGACGATTGGAAAGACAGAGAAACAGATTCAGAAGGACAAGGATTTCTCTAGTTTTGAGAAGAACCCGATTACGGTAGATCCGCGAACCAAAAAGCAGATTGCTGCATACAAAGAAAAGGTAAAGAATCGGCAGCAATTGCTCAGTGACTACAAACAGTATGAACGCTATCGGGAGGTGTGCGGGGAAGACGTGCCTAAAACCTTTGAAAAGTTTCGGGATATGAAGTATAATGAAACTGGGAAGTGGAAGCAGACACAGGCTCTGTACCGGAAAACAAACGCGTATAACCGGATTATCGCAAAGGAGCCGGCAATAACAGGAGACCTGAAAGCGATATCAGAGAAGACCGGCGTGAAGATGGCCGGACTGGAGCACCGACTGAAAACGAAAGAATCGTTTCTTCGAAAAGTTAATGCAGACAGTGGAAACAGTCTGGAGGCTGAAAAAATACGGGAAACGATCAGTTCGACGGGGGATGTAATCCGCTATACTTATATAGATCATCCCACATCTCTGGCGGGATCCTATCAGGAGATTACAAGGGCAATGCTGGAGAAGGGATATGAATCGGTAAAGGTGAAAAATTTCTGGACTAATAAGGGAAATCCTTACAATGGGATCAACTGTACATTTAAGACACCAGATGGACAGAGGTTTGAAGTTCAGTTCCACACTCCAGAAAGTTACAGTATCAAAGATGGGATGCATAAGGATTATGAGGCATGGCGTGTACTGGATCCAGTATCTGACAAAGCAAGGGCCCTTAGAAAAAAGATGATGGAGCAGTCCCAGGGAATGGAGATCCCAGCATATATTGAAGAGGTGAAAAATCAATGAATACGGTATATTATCGGATTAAGGATTTAAACATGGTTGGAAAAGAGGAAGACTATGTTCCATATCTATATAAGTCTGGGAAGGGCTGGATCGTGGATCATGATAATATCCTGATGGACAGGATTATGGGGTATGATGAATCAGAAGCGTCAGGATCACCTTATAAGATTGGAAACGACAGTATGATGGATCTCGTGGAGCAGATCAGCGAAAAGGAAGCAGAAAAAATCATATCGGGAATGTAGATACCACTTGTCACTGATGACAGGTGGTTTTTTATTGCGATATCGCAACGGAAAGGAAATAAAGATGTTAGCATATTATGGCTATACCATAAGCCCCAACCAGATTGAAACGGTTGAGGGCTTTTTAATTTGCCGCAATGTGCCCATAGCCCGGACTGGTGAGATGGATTACCTGGAAAGCGAACTGATGCCAGAGGGGAGCAGCTCCAAAATGGTGAAGGTTTTCCGCTCTCCTGATGAGGTTTTTTCAGAGGCCGCATTATCCAGCTTTGAAGGCAAACCGGTTACCGATGAACACCCACCCGAACTTCTCACGCCGGACACATGCAGCCGGTATTCCAGAGGACACGCCCAGAACGTCAGGAAGGGAGACGGGAAGTGGGAAGGATGCGTGGTTGCCGATCTTCATATCCAGGACGAGGAACTGATCCGGGCGATACAAGGGGGCAAGCGGGAGATCAGCTGCGGCTATGAGTGCAGCTATACAGACAATGGAGATGGAACCTATTCACAGCACGATATCCGGGGAAACCATATTGCCGTGGTAACACAGGGGAGAGCCGGGAAGAATGTTGCGATTTTAGATTCAAAAAAGAAAACAGAGGCCATAAGGCCGGAAAGGAAAGAAATGAAAAAGAACAGCTTGTTTTTTAAGTTATTTGCAAAGGCTGCGAAAGATGCATCACCGGAAGAACTGGAAACGATGGCGGCAGATGCAGCTGCAGCCTTAGACGAGGATCCGGTAGAGAAAGAACCACCGACTGCTTCTGCAAAAGAAGAGACACCAAAAGAAGGGACGCAGGATTCCGCCAGTCTGGACAGTAAGCTGGATATGATCCTGCAGCTCTTAGGTAAGCAGAATGCACCCGAAGCTCCAGAGCATGATTCAGATCCTCTTGATGGACTGATTAAAGAATTAACAGGGGGAAGCGGAGCGCCATCAGGATCTGAGGGAGAATCCAAAGTGATACCGGCCGGCGAATTCGACCAGTCTTCCTGTGCGGCAGACCGTGCGGTTATGGCGGCGGTAGTGAAACAGCTGAGACCAGTGATCGCTGGAATTAAGGACGAAGCTACGAGGAAAACCGTTACGGATTCTCTGGTAGCCTGTATGACGGATCAAAACGCGGTGAGCGACATTGCAAAGATCGCGCAGGCGGCTCAGAAAAATGCCGCACAGCTGGCAGACCAGAAACCGGAGATGGATCTGGAAGCGTATCAGTCAGCCTATGATGCGATGAACCCACACAAACTGAATGGAGGTACGAAGGAATGAAAGGACAGGTTATAGGTAAGAACATGACACACGGCTATGCTGGCGATTATGCCAGGCAGCCAGATATGATTGTAGATACGCACCCGCTGGGAGGCAGTACGGCGGTTAAATTTGGAACACCGCTGGTATATGACAATAACAGTAATGTGGTTTCCTTCGGTGCTTCCAGAACAGCCGTTGATTTTGTAGGAATCGCGTCCCGGGAGTTTAAGAGTGCCACAGCCTATCTGTCACAGTCTGCCGGGGAATACCAGCCGAATGAGGCTGTCAGTGTGTTTAAACGCGGCTGTATTAATGTACTGTGTAATGCAGGATCTCCGAAACTGGGCGGAAAGGTGTATGTACGTACTGCCAAGAACGAGTCGATTCCAACAGGTATTGTGGGAGGATTTGAGGCGACAGAGGATGCAGGAAAAACCGTAGAGCTTACAAACTGTCAGTGGCGCGGTGAAAAAGATGCCAATGGTGTAGCGGAACTCAGAATTTTAACATGTAACAGAGCATAGGAGGAAGCAGATATGGAATTTAAAAATATGGGAACTTATGACGGGGGAGTGATATCTTCTTCTCCCGCGACTGCTATGGCGTCACAGCGTTTTAGAACGATGGATGCTGCGGCAATAGCGAATAATGGTGCATTTTTACAGTCGGAACTGGAGAAGAAAGATAATGTAATCAGGCAGCCGCTTACCAGTTTTACTTACAGCCGTGATCTTCCGATCCGCGTCGGCGGAGGCTGGGCAGAGTTTGTATCGGCCATGAATGTTGATTATGGCGTAACCGGAGGAAGTGAAGACGGCCCGGTGCACGCGGGTGGTGCGAATGGGATCCCCATGGTACAGGCGAACTTTGACAAAGGGTTGTTTAAGACTCATATCTTTTCGGTTGGTATGCGGATTATGTGGGTGGATATGCAGCGCGAGAAACTGACTGGACGCAGTCTGGAGAGTATTCTGCGTGACGGTATCCGCATGACTTATGATAAGCATATGGACGCAAATACCTATGTGGGAATTAAGAGGTATGGTTCTACCGGACTTTTAAATAACCCGAACGTGACAACTGCCAATGCGGCCGCCACGGGAGCTTCCAGTTCCACAAAGTTTAAAGACAAGACCCCGGATCAGATCCTGCAGGATATTAATGATGCGATTCTGGCAGTATGGGCGGCGGCTGAGTATGACCGTGATGCGGTGCCGAACCATATCATTATGCCATATGAGCAGATTAATTACCTGGCAACCACAAAGGTTACGGAGCTGGCAGAGAAGACAATTCTTCAGTTCCTGCTAGATAATAATGTGGCAAAGACGAACGGCAGTGATTTATATATCGGCGGCTGTTCCTGGTGCAAGGGAGCCGGAACCGGAGATACAGACCGTATGCTCGTTTACATCAACAAAGATCGTTATGTTGCAATGGACGAGCTGGCGCCACTCAGCAGGGCCATGACCCAGCCAAATGCTGAGAATGTGTGTTATGACACCGCATACATGGCTAATCTTTCCGAGGTGGAACTGTACTATGAGAATATCATGCGTTATGTTGATGGGATTTAGAGGAGGGCCGGTATATGTTTATTAACAGCAAGAAGAACTTTGAAATCATCGGGGAAGGTGGAAAGCTTATTATTCCCCGCGGCTTTATCGGAAGCATTCCGGATTGGGCGGCTGCACACTGGCTGGTTCAGGCCGCTATCAGTGACGGATCTATTGCAACACCTGAGAGCCAGTCAGACAGGGCGATTGAGGAAGCGGATGAAAGTGCGTCGGCAAAGGCAAATGAGCATGACCAGAGGCCTGATGGAACTGAAAGCCAGAGACCAGCAGCTGACAGTGCGGAAAAGGGGAAACAGCCGAAGAAATAGGAGGTACCGGCATGTATGGACAGCAGTTTGATGGAGTAATTGCGGCGGCGGCCAACATGCCGGCGCCAGGAGAAAAGGGAATCTATACAGCAGAAATGTTTCTTACAGACTTTCCGCAGTTTACAAAAAAAGTCATGCCGACCGAAGAGGAAGAGGTTCCACAAAAAGAAAGCCTTGTGCCGTCCGCCATGCTGGAATTGTTTATAGGCAACGCAAACAGCAGCATACTTCCCAGCCGCTATTGTGATATGTGGAGGTATGCGGCCGGGCTTTATGTGGCTCACTTTTGTACCTTGTATTTAAAGACTTATTCCGACGGATCCGCATCGGCAGCGCAGGCTGCAGCAAAGGGACAGCAGACAGGGCTTGTGAGAGAGGCAGCAATGGGAGATACGACGATTAGTTATGATAATACAGCAGTTACGGAGGCAACGGCAAAATGGGGAAGCTGGAATGCAACCCAGTATGGCCAGCAGCTGGTGACCATGGCCCGAATGATTGGGATGGGAGGAAGCTATGTTATTTGATAATCCATTGTTTGAGAACTGGTACACGGATTCCATGACAATATACAGAAATGTTGATGTGACACATGGAAATGTGGATAAAAAGGAACGGAAGTTGATGGCAGAGCGGATCCCGTGCCGAATTTACAGTAAGCAGAAAGGCGGGCCAAAGATGTGCCAGACGGCCGCTGTATCCGAATCTGTGGATAAGCTTGCCTGCGACCTGACTGTGGATATCCGTGCAGGAGATGAACTGCATGTGATCCGTGGCGGTATGTTGGGAATGCATGGGGAGCCGGAACGCTATTTTGCCGACCGGCCCCATCCCTATTATGATCCAGTTGGCGGTGTGCTTTCCGGATTGGAGCATCAGGAAGTGGCACTGGTGGCAGATGAGATCATTGAGTAAGGAGGAATTCCATGTCATTTGGGCAGGCGACAAGAAACCGTTTTGAGCAGCTTCGGAAAATGGGACAGAATGTTCCAAAGATCATGGAGGAAGTAGCGGAAGGGGCAACGATCGCGGCTGTGGAGCGGGCGACAGAATTGACGCCACCGAATGGTGCGGCGATTGCAGGTACAGGGACAAGAACCGGAGAGATGGCTGAGGCGTGGACTGTGGACAGTGTTACAAAGCCGGTCATGACTGCGGCAAGCGCCCGTACAATGCTTGCCAATAATATGCAGTACGCCTCGTATGTTAATGATGGACATGACATGGATGAACATTATGTACCAGGCCTCCACATTGATTCGATTAACGGCGGGATATATTTTGATTTGAATCAAAAAGGTGGCATTGTAGTGGGAACAAAAACAAAGTATGTCAAAGGCAAGTACATGAAACAGGCGGCAATCGGACGCTACCGGAAAATAGTCCGCATGGAACTGGATAAGCGGATAAAGGAGAATTTTAAATGATATTTACTCTTGAAAAACTAATAGATTCCATTATTGGTATGCTGAAACAGAACTTTCCAGGAATAAAGGCCTATAGCAATCCAAACCAGCAGGGGACAAATCCGCCCTGTTTCTTTGTGTTCTTCATGCCATCCAGCATGGAAAGCGAAATGGACCGACGTATCCGGCGGGTGATAGGCATAGACATCGTATATTTGACAAAACGTAATATCCCAGATGCCTATGACCAGCTGAATGCGGTGGCTGACAAATTGGATGAGGTAATGGAACGTATTGCATACGTGAACGGAGAAGAATCAGCAGAGCTCTGGCCCTCAGAACGGGAATGGAAGATTGATGATGGGGAACTGCATTACCAATTTACTCTTAAAGTAATTGTATCGAACCCGGATAACTCACCAATTATTGATTCGATGGAACAGTACAAGGGAGGTGTTAAGGATGCCGAAAACACTGTACAAGACGGATGAACTGTTGAAGAGTAAAACGTTCTCCGGATATCAGAAGGATTTTGCAAAAGCCCTTCTGATTAAGCCGGAGTATACAATGGAAGACGCAATGAAAGTATTAGATCACTTTTTCGGAAAGGAAGGAATAAACGATGGCAGGAGGAACCTGGACAAGCCAGAATAAGAAACAGCCGGGAGTATATATTAACGTTAAGTCAAATACAAAGATACCTGTAAATGTGGGAGCCCGTGGTGTGGTGGCAATCTGTGAACCACTTTCGTGGGGGGCGGAGGGTGTGCTAATGAGCATTGATGCAGGCGATGACTTTATGCAGTATACCGGCTATGATACAGCGAGTGATAAAAACCTGTTTTTGAGGGAAATTTTCAAGGGAAGCGATCATACATCAGGACCGATTAAAGTGTTGTTGTACCGTCCTAAAGCAGACGGCGCTGCAAAGGCTGCGGCTACAATCGGATCGCTGAACGTCACAGCAAAGTATAATGGTGTGCACGGGAATGATATTTCGGTTGCTGTGATTGCAGACCCTGATGCCGAAGGGAGTTTTATGGTGCAGACAATTGTTGAAGGAACGATTCGAAACAGCCAGAAAGCCAAGACGGCAGCGACATTGAAGGGAAATGACTGGGTTGCATTCACGGGGGAAGGAGTACTGACAGCGAATGCGGGAACTTTCCTTACGGGGGGGAGTGACGGATCCGTTTCGGCTGCGTCGCATTCGGCATTTCTAACGGCACTGGAGTCACAGGCATTTAATGTATTAATTTATGATGGTTCGGATAAAACGGTACAGACGGCTTATGCGTCCTTTGCAAAACGTATGCGTAACGATTTTGGCAAGAAATGCCAGACAGTTTTGGCAGATGTATCAGATAACTCAGAAGCGGTCATATCGGTTAAAAATGGAGTCGTACTTAGTGATGGCACGATTATTACAACCCGTCAGGCTACCTGGTGGATCGGAGGGGCCGAAGCAGGGGCAGCATACAATGAATCACTGGTATACGCGCAGTATCCTGGGGCTGTTGATGCGTCCCCGCGCTTAACAAAGTCAGAGATCGATACAGCACTTTCGGCCGGGCAGATTGTATTTTTCGAGGAATTCGGCAGTGTAAAAGTTGTTTCTGATATCAATACTCTGACTGAGTACACTGTGGATACAGGTGAAATGTTTAGTCTTAACCAGGTGATTCGCACTCTCGATACAATTGCAGATGATGTGTATAAGAATTTCTCTCTGAACTACATTGGAAAAATTCAGAATACAGATGATGGCAGAGCCCTTCTTAAGTCCTGGATTGTAGGATATTTGAATGAGATTCAGGCGAATAGAGGTATTCAGAACTTTACAGCTAATGATGTTGCAGTGAACGCTGGAGATGCATTGAATGCGGTTGTAATAACACTGGGAATTCAGCCGCTTGCTGCTGTGGAAAAGATTTATATTACCGTTAACCTGGTAGAAGAATAGGAGGTAGGTTATGTTTTTGCTCGAACGCGATTCTTTAAATGGGAAATCCGGTAAAGCATTTGCATCGATTGATGGCCGAAACATAGAAATGTTTGGTCTTAAGAAATTTCAGGCAGACGCGGAATTCCAGGAATCAGATTTTAAGGTAGTTGGAACAAATCTGGTTCAGAAGAAAACGACAGGTGTTGCACTTACTGGCAGTGCCACGCTTTATTACGGGACTCCAGAATTTTTAAATATGCTTAAAACATATTTGAAAACAGGATATTTACCGTATTTTACATTCCAGATTACGAATGAAAATACAGGAGGTACGGTTGGGAAGCAGACCGTAGCTTTATATAATGTGAAACTTCAAAAGCTGCCGATTACCATGCTTGATGCGGATACAGATTACCTGACCATGGATATCTCGTTTAGCTTTACCAATGTAGAAATTTTGAACGCATTCAATGCCCCGGCTCAGCTGGGAGAATAGGAGAATAATATTTATGAGCGCATTAAAAGCATTTTTACAGCCCACGGTAGTTGGAAAAACAAAAGAGGTTATAATCTCTGAGCGGTTTAAAGGAGAAGACGGGGAGCCGGTGCCCTTTGTCATCCAGGCGATCAGCCAGGAACGGAATGAGGAGTTGTCCAGGCTTTCAAGGAAGGAATCGGTAGTAAACGGCGTGGTCGTGGACAGCCTTGATAATATTGCATATACAAGGCGTCTGATGAAAGAGTGCGTGAAAGAACCGGACCTTGCAGACAGCGAGCTGTGCAAATATTACGGCACCATGGATCCGGAAGACGTTCTAGGGAAAATGTTGAGTATTGGAGAGTACAATCTGTTGTCAGAAGAGATCATGAAGATCAATGATTTAAAAACGCCGGCGGAGAAGCATAAAGAAGCAAAAAACTCTTAAATGGGGAAGACGGGGACATGTCACTGGCATACTATATGTTTGTCAATCATGGCCGCTTCCCCAGTGAAGTAGCAGCATTATCAGAAGATGAGAGGATCCTCATGTATGAGATGGCTGTAAAGGAAATCAGCGGCAGGCCGAAAAAGTAGGAGGAACTATGGGAGAGATACGTGAAAACTTTATATTAACAGACCAGTTTAGTGCCGCTTTTTCCAGGTTCCTTGACATGGGAAACGCTACTGCCGCCCGTCTTGAGGACATCGGTCAAAAGGCTGATCACATGGAAGACAGTGTGAGTGGAGGAGCGCAAGGTGCAGCTTCTACAGCCCAGACAAGTATGGAGGAGATGGGAGCCGCGATCATTTCCCAATTAGAGCGAATCAGCCAGGCTTCCGGAAATATGGATCAGACCATGAAAAAGGCTGCAGTGGGAGGAACGGCGGCGATTGTCTCCGGCATGAAGCAGGTTGGAAGCGCTTCTGTGGCTGAGATGGAACGAATCAATGCTTCTATCCGAGAGATGGGAGATAATTCCCGCTATGTGGCGACCCAGGGAATGAATGAGATCAATGAGACACTAAAACAGATTGCTGTCAATACCAGTAAAGTGAATGATGAGCAGGAGAAACATGACAAGAAAGTCCGTCAGACGGACAACTCGGCAAATAAACTGCTCTCAACTGTAAAACGGATTGTAGCTGCCGCTGCTGGCTTTACAATAGGAAAAGAACTCCTTAACCTTTCTGACGAAATGACGCAGACGACTGCCAGATTAAATCTGATGAATGACGGGCTGCAGACGACGGACCAGCTGAACCAGATGATCTATGAATCAGCCCAGAGGGCCAGAACGTCATATCTGGCAACTGCCGATGTGGTAGCTAAACTGGGGCAAAGGGCAGGAGATGCATTTGGTAGCAGCGCTGAGGTAGTGCAGTTTGCGGAAAATCTAAATAAGCAGTTTGTGATTGCCGGAGCCAGCCAACAGGAAATTGCTTCGGCTTCTTTACAGCTAACACAGGCCCTCGGCTCGGGAGTGCTGCGTGGTGAAGAGTTGAACGCCGTATTTGAAGCTGCGCCAAACGTAATACAGACGATTGCGGATTACTTGGATGTGCCTATCGGCAAGATACGCGAGATGGCTTCAGATGGTGAGATCACTGCCGGGATTGTCAAGAATGCTATGTTGAGCGCCACGGACTCAATCAATGAACAGTTTGAGCAAATGCCTATGACCTGGGGGCAGGCCTGGACGGTTATGAAAAATGCAGCCACGGACTCTATGAGCGATGTGATGGAAGAATTAAATGAGGTGCTGAACAGCGACAGTGGGCAAGCTATTATGGAAGGTCTGATTGCCGGATTTGAAGTACTTTCTGATGTTGCTGCGGGGGCTATAGATTTGTTGGCTTCCGGAGCTGATTTTGTAGTTAATAATTGGGACTATATATATCCGATTTTAATTGGAGTGGGTATAGCATTGTTGGCGGTCGGTGCTGCCGGTGTTGCCTCAGGCATCGCAACGGCGGCCGGTTGGGTCATGGCGAATCTTCCACTGGTTTTAATGATCGGATTACTTGCAGCAATGACATTAGGGTTTATGCAGGCAGGAGGTACTGCAGAACAGATCGGTCAGATGATCGGGACTGTATTTGGCGGAATTTATGCAGTCGGATACAATCTGGTCGCAGACTTATGGAATCTTTTTGCTGTTTTTGCAGAGTTCTTCGCTAATATTTTTAATGATCCAGTAGCTAATATTGCACATTTGTTTTTTGGATTGCTTGATACGATCCTTGGTATTGTGGAGACTGTGGCCAATGCGATTGATGCACTTCTAAACACGGACATGTCCGGGGCTATATCCGGGTTCCGTGGACAGATGAATAATTGGGTTGATGATACCTTTGGAGAGAATGCTGTAAAAATTAAGCGCATGGCGAAACTGGATACTGCCACAACAGCGTCCCAGGGAGGCGAAATCGGAGCAAATCTGGGCAAAAAAATGGACAACATGAGTTTTAGTCTGGATTCATTTACCAATAAAATGGGAAATGTTGGGGCGGGTTTTGGAACTGGTGATATTGATACAGTGGGAAAAGTCGGAAAAGTAGGGAAAATTGAGCAGGATGTAAATATTGCTGACGAAAATCTCAAATTACTTCGCGACTTATCTGAACGCCAGTATGTTGCCTTAGTGAATCTTACCGTTCCCCAGACAAATGCAACAATCAATCAGACTGTGAATGGCGGCGGAGGAAGTGATATTGATGCCATGCTGCATGCTCTTAAAAACGAACTGGATCAGCAGAATGCATCCCACAGTAATGTTGTGCCGGCATAGTGCCATTGCAATATCGTAGCAGGAGGGATTATGAGAAACAGATATAAATTTTTCGCAGATATCGGGGGAGATACCATTGAGTTTCCCGTGAATCCAAAAGAATATACCATCGCTTACCCAACAAACCACAAAACCTACAATATCCTGGATATTGGCGAAGTAATAGTTCCCAGGTTACCCTCACTGATGGAGGTATCCTGGGAAAGCTACTTTCCGGGAAACTCGAACGACCCATTTATCATAGGACATGAATGGAGGGAACCAGCTGAATATGTGGAATTGATAGAGGAGGCTCGGAATCATAAAGAAATCTGCGATCTTGTGATAAGCCGTCGCGATGCCGCCGGGGGAAGAATGTATGATACCAATATTAGTGCTGTTATTACAGCTTTCAGTACTACAGAGAGAGGCGGAGAGTCCGGTGATGTGTACTATAAGATTGCTTTCAAGGAATACCGCCATTTTGGGCCGAAAAAGGTAACCTTGCCACAGTCTGAAGATGGACAGCCTGCAGAGATCCAGACGCAGGAAGACAGGCCCGTGACAACGCCTGAATTAAGAGTAGGAGCGGCGGTTATTGCAAATGGAATATATTTCAGCAGCAGTTACGGTGATAAGCCAACAGGGAATGCAAATAACCTGCAGACAACTGTATCAAGGATTATTCCAGACGCCTCCAGGCCATATCCAGTCCTGATTGGCGGGAACCGCGGCTGGATTAAGGCAGATCAACTGCAGGTGACGGGATGAAATTTAAACTTTTGGTTTTTAATGCAACAAAAAATACAATATATGACTACGCTTCCATTGCCAAAGATGTTACCTACACAACCAATCGTTCGGGGAGCGCGGGAAAACTGGAGTTTTCTTACATCCGTAGACAGCCCGACAATATGACTGAAGGAGCGAGAATACAATTTTACGTAGACGGTAAGGAAATATATCAGGGTTATGTATTTACTATTAAACAGTCACGAGATGGAGAAATATCTGTAACAGCGTATGATCAGCTGCGGTATTTGAAATCCAACGCAAGCTATAGTTTTGTGGGGAAGAAGCTGGGAGAGATTATCCAGCAAATAGCCGCAGACATGCAGCTGTCAGTGGGAACGCTGGAGGATACCGGATATGTCATTCCCACATTAACCAAAGAGGATACAGAATGCTTTGATATTATAGATTATGGTCTTGTGCTTACCCAGAATAATACAGGGAAAACGTTTGTTTTCTATGATGATTTCGGAAAGCTCAGTCTGCGGGAAGCTAAAAATCTGATGTCAGATATTGTGATTGGAAATGAAAGCCTTTTGACAGATTATACCTTCAAAACGGATATTGACTCGGATACTTACAATCAGGTTAAACTGGCACGTCCAAATAAGGAGACCGGTCAGGCGGATATTTATCTGTTTAAAGATAGTGAGACAATAAAAAAATGGGGGCTTTTGCAGTTATATAAGAAAGTGGATGAGAATCTGAATGAAGCACAAATAAATCAACAGGGCAACATAATGATGGCATATTATGACAGGGTACTTAAAACAATATCGGTAAGTGGAGTAGGTGGTGTGGTTGGGCTCCGGGCAGGTGCGATGTCTCCGTTTCAGATTCTGGATATTCCGGAATTGAAAAATGGGTATTATCTCATTTTAGAAAAGGTGAAACATAAGTTTGAAAATGATGACCACACCATGGATGTTGAGGCAACGCTGCTGACAATATAAGAGGAGAGACAATGTCAGAAATAATAAATTCTCTACAAATAATGATTCAAAACTGTGTGCGTGCGATGGGGCTATTAGATGCCGGGTATGCTACGGTTATTTCCTCGTCTCCTTTGACATTAAAAATTCAGGCGTCGCAGCTGGAAGTCAAGGAGCCGGTGGCGATCATGAGTGAGAATGTGCGCTACCAGGAAGTAATCGTGCAGGGAGAAAAAATAATTATAAACCATGGATTGGCTGCGGGTGATAAGGTACTGGTTCTAAAGGCCAATTCTGGGCAAAATTATATTGTGATTGCGAAAGTGTAGGTGACAGAAAAATGGCTACATTGCCAGAGACGGCCAACTATAATGTGTATGAGGCACAGACGGTTGATTATCCATCAACAACTTTTTTGATAGATAGAGAATCCGGAAGGATAGAAAAGACTGGTGGCGGGCTTGAGGCGATAAAGCAGGCAATTGAGATTATTCTGCAGGTTGAGCGGTATCGCTATCAGATTTATTCTCCGAACTTTGGTCATGAAATGGATTCTGCGATTGGAAAACCACCAGAATACGTAATTAGTATGATAAAAAGACGCGTGAAAGAATCTCTGTCTGTGGATAACAGAATCCTGTCTGTGGATAACTTTACATTTAAGGAAGCTTCAGCAGGGACTACTGTAAAGTGTGCCTTTGATGTAAAAACGGTATTCGGTATGGTATCGGCGGAGGTAGAAGTATGATAGATTTCAACAATAAAACATATGCCGATATACTGGCGCGTCAGATGAAGCGGGTGCCAGATACACTGGATAAACGGGAAGGATCTTTGATTCAGACTGCGCTTGGACCGGAAAGCTGGTATCTGGAAGGAATTTATCTGGATATGGAGAGGATGCAGAAAAATGTGTATGTGGAAACTGCAGGAGGAGAAAGCCTTGACAGAATAGCGGCTTCATATGGACTGGAGAGAAAGCCGGCAACTCATGCAGTTAAGACTGGTAATTTTGATCAAGAAATTCCATCGGGCTTCCGCGCTTCGGCATTGACTGATCCGATTCGGCTTACATATCGGGTAATAGAAAAAATTGGTGAAAAAGAAGGCCAGCACAGTTATGCGATGCAATGCGAAACACCGGGGGAAATCGGTAATCATTATTCCGGTCAGGTCATTCCGATTGATTATGTTGCAGGGCTGACGATTGCAGAAATTACGGATATAGTTTCGGCTGGTAGTGATGAGGAAGACGATGAGTCGTTACGCAAGCGAATATTCTCCAAAATCCGTAAGCCTTCTACGAGTGGAAATATCTATGATTACTATAACTGGACAATAGAATGTGCTGGTGTAGGGGCCGCTAAGATCTATCCTCTGGCCCTGGGGCCAGGTACTGTAAAAGTGGTGATTGCTGATGCGGAGAGATCGGCAGCAACGCCGGAACTGATCGGGCAGGTAAAGAACCATATCGAAGAGCTCCGCCCGATCGGTGCCGACGTCTCTGTTGTTTCTGCCAGAGAAAAAGCAATTACCGTAACGGCCAGAGTCAAGCTGCAGAATGGGGTGAACCTGGGAAGCGTCCAGGAAATGTTTCTGCGGGAGATTACAAGCTTTTTACAGGAGGGCGCCTTTAATGTTTCTTATGTCAGCCTGGCTAAAGTCGGAAATCTGCTGCTGAATACAGCCGGGGTGGAAGACTTTACAGAGCTTCGGCTGAACGGGCAGGCAGCAAACGTCAGCCTGGCAGATGAGGAGATCGCAGTGGCCGGAGCAGTCATGCTGGAGGTGATGCCGTAGTGGAAATCAGTACTTATACGGAAAAACTGAATAAAGTGGATGGCAATGTATATGTGATTGAAGAGGAGATATCATTGATCGATGGCGTATATGATGCCCCTCTGGCGCATGATAATGTCAATACTTCCACACTGGCCGTCTATACCGGGCCAAAGCTGACGGGGGACCGGATCCAGTCTTATGTCCTGTCAACACCCAGCCTGATGCCGTGGAAAAAGGTGATCAGGCTGTATGCTGATGTTCCGACCGTGTATATCAGCTACGAGACTGAGGGGGATACCGTTGAGGCAGAAGACGTTAATCTGCTTCAGCAGGACATAATCAGGACTCAGGAAGGGGTTAATGCGGAGGAAGACCGGGCAGAGGCAGAAGAGTCCTTTTTGAAGGGTGAAATTGCAAAGGAAACGGCAAGGGCTACGGCTGCGGAAAAGACCCTGACCGATAACTTGACAGCGGAAGTGACCAGGGCAAAAGGCGCTGAAAAGACGCTTACGGACAATCTGGTGGCGGAGGTTACGAGAGCAAAGGCCGCTGAGAAAACCAATAGCGACTCTGTATCAGCAGAGGTTTCCCGAGCGAAAGCGAAGGAAGCGGAGCTGCAGGGAAATATAACGGCGGAAGTCAGCCGGGCAACCGCCGCTGAGAATGATATACGCAGCACAATCTCTACCAACAAACCAAACTGGGATGACAAGTATACCCGGAATGAGGTGGATAATAAGTTCTCTGCGTTGGAGACAGCTATTGACTGGAAGGAAGCAGTCGCTACCTTCGCGGATTTAGCGACCACGTATCCGCAGCCAGATGATGGCTGGACAGTCAATGTTAAGGATACAGACTATACCTACAGGTGGAGTGGAACAGCGTGGATTGCGATCTCGGCCAACGCGATCCCAAAAGCAACCCAGAGTGTGGACGGCCTGTTAAGTAAGGAAGACAAGACGGCCTACGATGATACGAACGCAAAGAAGCATACCCACAGCAATAAGTCTACGCTGGATAAACTGACAGAGGCACTGCTTGCAAACTGGAGCGATGCTTATAACAAGCGGCATGAGCACGGGAATAAAACAGTGATAGACAAGATCACCCAGACGCTGCTTGATAATTGGAACGCGGCGTATACGCATATCGGCAATAAGAGCAATCCGCATGGAGTAACGAAGGCTCAGGTAGGGCTCGGGAGTGTTCCCAATGTAGCGACCAATGATCAGACGCCGACCTTTACTCAGGCATCGGCCCTGGGAAATTTAAGCAGTGGGGAGAAGCTGACGATTTCACTTGGAAAGATTATGAAGGCTATCGCTGATTTTATAGCCCATAAAGAAGATGCTGTACTTCATATAACGACAGCGGAACGTACCAATTGGAATGATGCCAACAGTAAAAAGCATGCGCACAGCAACAAGAGTGTTATTGATGGAATCACCCAGGTGCTGGTGGACAAATGGAACAGCGCGCTCACAGCCTTGCCGGCGCATACCCATACAAAGAGCCAGATCACCGATATGCCGACAAAGGTATCCCAGTTTACTAATGATGCCGGCTACATCACCCAGGCTGACGTGGATGCGAGCCAAAGCCATACCCATTCGAATAAAACTGTGCTGGATAAGATTACTCAGTCATTACTGGATACATGGAATGGAAAAGCTGGTACATCGGTGGCCACGCAGGCAGCCAATGGCCTTATGTCGGCAGCGGATAAGAAGAAATTAGATGGTGTAGCAGCCGGAGCGAATAATTATGTTCATCCTTCTGCACACCCTGCCAGTATGATTACACAAGACGCCACTCACCGGTTTACCTCGGATACAGAAAAAAACGGATGGAATAAGTTCTTGTTTTCAGCGGCTATCACAGTTCCTGCTTCCGGCTGGAGCGCGGAGGTACCTTACACCCAGACCGTGTCTGTTTCCGGTTTGACTTCTGCCATGGATGTCATGCTGACGCTGAATATTACCGGCAGTCCTACTACTGATCAGGTAAAGGTATGGAAAGCAGCGTTAGGCATGATTGATGTCGGAACAACCGCCGATGGATCGGTTTCATTTACGTGTTACAGCAAGAAACCGGCCGTTGACCTGCCACTATACATAAAAAGCGTTTAGGAGGAGCATATGTACGGAAATACATTATATGGTCTAGCAAAGTATGCACGGGAGGCGGAGGACAGCCATACACCGGAAGAATATTTTGTGGACCTGGCCCGATACGTACCACCATTCCTGGCAGAGCTGCGGGAGCTTTCCGCCCTTTATGAAACGGAAGGATACGAGATTGGATATCTCGAACATAATCTAAGGGATTTGTTTGACCAGTGCTTTATTACAACGGCAACCTGGGGGCTGGTGCTGTGGGAATCTATGTACGGTGTTGTTACCAATCTTTCGCTTTCCTATGAGCAGCGCCGGGAGATTCTGATGGCAAAGCTGCGGGGACAGAGTACGACGACGAAGCAGATGATAAGAGATACAGCTGCAGCGTTTTCCGGAGGAGAGGTGCGGGTGATTGAGGACAATTCCAAACACCATTTCATTGTACGTTTTGTCGGAGTGAAAGGAATTCCCAGGAACATGCAGGCATTTATTGATATGCTGGAGGATATAAAGCCGGCCCATCTGTCTTACAGTTTTGAATATACCTATACCGTATGGGGTAACGTAAAAGGCCTTACCTGGGGAGATCTCAAAACGAAGACCTGGGGAGAAGTAAAAACCATGGAAGGAGTATGAGAAAATGCAGACGACACAAAACTATGGTCTGAAAAAGCCGGAGGATAACGATCTTCTGACCCCTGACGATTTCAACGATAATATGGATATCATAGACGAGGCTATGAAAAAGATTGTGAACCGCCGGATATTAAAGCTTACGGCCGCGGGTTGGAGCGGTTCTTACCCGTTCACTCAGACAGTAGACGCTGCGGGGATCACCGTGGCTGATGATATCAAGGTAATTGGAGTTTACACTCCGGCGAACGCCGCATTAGAACAGGTGAAAGCCTGGAACAAGGCGGCAGGGTACCTGATGTGTAATCCGGATGGGGTGGCAGATGGGAAAATAACCTTTAAGGCATATAAGAAGCCGGCAGTAGATTTTCAGATTTTGACGGAAGGAGCGTGAGGCTATGGGAAAAGTAATACCAATGCTGGGCGGTGGTGGCAGTGGTGCGGATCTGGATATGATTACCGCAACTGCAGCCGATGTACGAGCAGGAAAAGTAATTGTCGATAAAGAAGGTAATCCGGTGACTGGAACAGAGCCTGAGCGGGGAGCCTGGAACGGAGCTGTGGGAATGAATGCACAGGTGGCAATCCCGGAAGGGCACCATAATGGAGCCGGTAAAGTATCAGGTCCTTCTGTTGCTTACCAGAATGCAGATGTGGCAGGAAGTGATAGAGCCTATGCAACGAATGTAAGTGCGTGGGGCGGCGTAATGTGTCTTGGCGTAAGAAATGGGCATTATCTGAACGGCGTCAATTGGATCCAGGCGGATATCGCAGGCTTACAGGCCGCAAATATTCGCGAAGGTATAAACATAGGCGGATTAACGGGTACATTAAAAGATATGTCGGTGAACCATGTCCCTTTTGATGGTGCGTCCTTTTCCGGAGTTCTGGCGAAGGGCGCTGAAATATGTAGTTGGTATAACAATAACGTGCTTAGAAATCCTGTAGAAATAACTGGTGATGGATTAAGAATGATGTATTCCAGAGCCAAGTTACAGTTTAACAAATTTTGTCCGAAAGAGTCGATAACGTTTTCTCCGTTCAAGACCGTAAGAGTATCTATCAAATTTAATGGATCGTCAAGAGGCAAGGGGCATGCCACTTTGATGGTATATCGTTCAGACACCTCGAGATCTGACATTCTGCTGAACCGCAGTACAGGATTGTTGAAAAGCACAACCATAGGCATGACCAACTCAGGGACGATATATACAGGGGACCTTGACGTATCCGCAGTGAATGATGAAGGATTTTTAGCAATCCATTTCACGAATGCCGAAGATGTCAACTACACATCATATTTCATTACACGTATAGAATTTCTGATATAGCAACCTGCCGCATAACAGCGGCTTATTTTATTTCTACAAGAAAGAGAGGAATCACTATGAATAAGAACAAGCCAGACATGAACTACAAGACACCCGTACCCTATGGACCAGCAACCGGAAAAGAGGATCCCGGCCGGCAGCCTGTGATTGACGAGACGCCATATGAAGGAGATTACAGCCCGGATCACAGACAGTTTAAGCCAGGGCATGTACCGGGAGGTCCGGGGCACAAGGACTGCGAGCATGAATAACTGACAGGAGAACTGTATGTACATAACTACAAACACAATCATTACGGCAGCCAGCGTGATCACCGCGCTGGTTGTTATATTTTCAGCACTCTTCGCTGTTTACAGGTGGTATCTTAGACAAGGACAGCAGGATCGGGAAATTAAAAATATCAAAGACGAACAGTGCCTTCTTGTTTATGGGGTTCTGGCCTGTTTGAAGGGAATGAAGGAACAGGGCTGCAATGGTCCAGTGACAGAAGCCATTAACAAGATAGAAAAGCATATCAATCAACAGGCTCATGAGTGAGCGGAAAGAGAGGATTAATTATGGATTTAGGAATTGCAAGTGTAGCAGGTATCACAGCGCTGTGTTATTTGGCCGCTATGGCGGTTAAAGCGACGGCGGTGGACAATAAGTGGCTGCCGGTGATTTGCGGCGTTATTGGGGCAATCCTGGGCGTTGCAGGCATGTACACGATGCCCGACTTCCCGGCGGCGGACATCATCAACGCGGCGGCGGTTGGAACTGTATCGGGGCTTGCAGCTACCGGTATCAACCAGGCGTACAAGCAGCTGACGAAATAAGCTGTTGCGATATCGCAACGGTTGTAATATCATAACTTTTTCTGGGCCTGGGATTCCGGGCCCTTTTCTTTTTATGAAAGGATAAACCATGAATATAGTAAAAGATTTCATAGATTCTGCAACAAAATGGAATGGATATTTAGAGAAAAAAAGCAATAAGGACTTGGATAGCTTCACGGCTAATGCGGGCAAGAACAATTATACTTGTTTTTCCAGGGACTACCAGAGAGACACCGGCCTGAATCTTCAGGGGCAGCCGTGGTGTGCGATGTATGTATCCGAAGTATTTGTCCAGGCATTCGGCCTGAATACTGCAAAGAAGCTCCTGTGCGGCGCTCTATATCATTATTGCCCTACCGGCGTTAATCAGTTCAAGGCTGCCGGCAGATGGCATAAGGTTCCAGAACCGGGAGATGTGATCTTCTTCACGAACGGAACCCGCGCAT